CCCCATGAAGAACATTGGGGTATAGGTGCATCATGATTGAAATTACAGATGAATTGAGAGCTAGGGTCACTTCTGCGGAAGGAATTGTTGACCACGTTTATTTAGACAGTTTAGGAAAAGCCACGATAGGAATCGGACATCTTATTCAGCCACATGAAAGAGATAGATTTCCTGAGGGAAAGAAAATTTCTAGAGAAGAGATAGATGAACTATTTGATTTAGATTTAAACAGAGCAGCAGCAGGAGCTGAAGTATTAATACAAGAATGTATTGGTCATGACTTGCCTACTCACATAGAACACGTGATCGTGGAAATGGTTTTCCAGCTAGGAACTCAAGGTGTTCGAAACTTCTCCAAAATGTGGAAAGCCATGAGAGTCAAAGATTGGAAGACAGCGGCTTCTGAAATGAAGGACTCGAGGTGGCATAAGCAGACAACGAAACGCTGCGAGCATCTAGCTGAAATAGTAGCTAATACTTAAAGAGTTCTTCTTATAAAATTAGGAAGAGCACCTTCCTCTTTAAACCAAGCGTAGGCCGCTTGCCAATCTTTTTTATATTCTGCTTTTAAGAAGTCTTTGAACTCTTCTTCTTTTTCATCATCACTCTTAAAAAAATTTAAAAAGTGATCTTTTGCTTTATTAGTTAAATTAAACATTATTATCTCCTTGTTATTTCAAGGGGAATATAATGTTATTTTTTAGTTTTACTTGTGCTTTTTAAAGTTTTCTGATGTGACTCCAGTGCATCCCACACTTCCACAGCAGACCAATGGGCTAAAACACATTTTGAGATATCTTCGTGTAAGACCTTGAGCCAACTGATATCCATTTTAACTGATCTACCTTTATTTTTGTACACGTGTTCTGCCTCATCGTGAGTCATAGACAAGTTTAATTCACCATTGTTATAGGTTATTCTCATTTTGCTTCTCCCCAATTGTTTCCTATTGCTACATCGACTTTAGAAGGAACACTCATTTCAATTGTGTTTTCCATAATATCGATAACTTTTTTCTCCACTTCAGGATCGCCATTAAGACTAATAGCTAATTCATCGTGAATTTGAATCATAGGATTGATACCTTCTTTATCTAAGTCAATCATGGCTTTCTTTGTTTGATCAGCCGCTGACCCTTGTATCAACCTATTTAAAGCTTTATACGTCCCTGATCTTTTCAAAGGAGTATATTCGCCATACTCTTCTTTGGCTCTATCCAAAGGATAAGCCCTGTAAGAACCAAACGCTTTTGGCTCCCATAATTCAAAACGACATCTTCTACCTAAAAATGTCTTTACTGCTCCTTTTTTCTGAGCGTGTTCTGATACTGCGTCAGCCAACTGCCTAACAAAAGGAACTCTCTCATTGTATTGTTTAATTAAAGACTTACCTTCCTCAGGATCAATGCCTAATTGATCAGATAGCTTACCTACACCCATGCCATAAAATAGCCCTAAATTTATGGTTTTAGCGCTCTTACGAGGTATGTTTCCTATTTCAGCCATGATTGTATGGAAATCTGTTTCTTTATCTTCGTTGTATGCTTTAACAATCTTTTCAGCACCCTCTAGCTTTACGATGTTTGCATAGTGGCTCACTAATCGTGGTTCTTGCTGAGAGTAGTCAAAAGAGCCCCATTTCTCTCCCTCTTCAGGTAAAAACAAACCTCTAACCAAAGAACCTATTTTAACATCAGACTCAGCGTCATCCTTTGCAGGAATTTGTTGCAAGTTAGGATTAGAATAACTAAATCTACCTGTCAGCGTACCACCGTTTTCTGTTCGTAATTGATTGACGTTAGCATGAATTCTACCGTTGTGTTGATACCTTTCTATCGTATGAAGGAACGTGGTCCGTGCTTTGTTGAAGTTTCTGGCCTGAACAATTGCTTTTGGTATGGGATGAGGATGAAATTCTAAAAAGCTTTTTGTAAAAGAAGGATTGCCTTTATCTGTTTTAGGATAATCAATTTTACATTGATCAAAAACAGTAGCAATAGAACGAGCAGCCCATATATCACATTTTAAACCTGTCTCGCCAAATATAAACTTCATCAGTTCATTTTCTTTTTTTATAAAAGACTTCTCTGCTTTTTTTAAATTTTCTAAATCAACTCTAACACCTTTCTTTCTCATCTTCATGAGAATAGGTATTAAATCAGTCTCTAAATCAAAAACAGTTTGTAAATCTTGTTGAGCTATTTCAGGTTTTAATCTGTCCCAAAGCTTTAAACATAAAACAGCGTCTTGTTCTGCGTATTCACCCACGTACTGAGAAGGTATTTTAAACATTTCACTTTTAGGATTAACACCCCATTGTGCTGCTGTTTCATTTAAAAGAAACTCGTTTTTACTTTCAGCTAAATATTCTTTTGAAACTGCATTTAAAGAATAACTATATTTATTTTCATTTATCAAAGGAGCAGCGATCATGGTATCGATAATTCTACCGTTCCATTTAACACCCTCAGCTTCTAACCAACCAAAGTCATAGGTGGCGTTGTGGGCTATCTTCTCTCCCTCCCCTGATAACATTTCATTTAGCCAGTCAAACACGACTCGTGGATCGTGGTTAAATCCTGTTTCATGTCGAATAGGGTAGTATCCTTTCCAACCCTCTACAGCAATAGCAACACCAATAATTTCTCCGTCATTCGTAGCCCAACCTGGACCTTTGTCTATAATATTTGGGTCCTTTGTTTCTAAGTCTATTGCTATTTTATCTGCGTCTTTAATATTAGGAAAATCCATGGGTGGAACCCATTCAGATTTCGGTTTAAACATTCCGATCTGTTTACTCATATTCTATATGCCTCCCGCTTTTGTGGCGTTATTATGTATAAGTTTTCTTTTGCTCTAGAAAAAGCGACATAAAAAAGTCTATGCTCATTAATAGGATTAGTTCGATACTCTTCATAAGCCATTTTTCCTATATCTAATGAGACAATAACATTATCTGCTTCACCACCTTTTTGTTGATGAATAGTAGACAAAGTCACTCTTGGTTCTAATGCTAAGTCTTCACCTCTTGTCTCTAAGTTTTCTAAGTATGCTTTTGTTTCTGTATTGATTGTTGTCATTACATCAGTCCAAGGCGTACCAAACTCAGCCAATAATCCGAAATCATCTTTTAATTCTTTGAAAGATAGTTTCTTATCAGGAAAAGCTTTTCTTTGTTCTGCAATAAGTTTTTTATTACCACGAGCAACAAACTCTTTTCCTAAACACTTGTATAAATTTTCTACTAATCGTATTGGCACTTGATTACTTTCTGTTCTCATCAAATCTTTCCAAGTTAGAATACCATTTCTTTCCTTACTTCCAACAGAATATCTGTATTTATTATCTTTTAATTTAACTCTAAAAAAAATATTTTTCTTTCTCATGACTTCTTCCATATCATCACGAATACTTCTTGTTCGACCCATGATTAACCATGAACCCTCATCCATGTTTAAATGAAACATTCCTCTAATAAATTCTACAGAACCGTCTCTGTTAGCAGGAGACCATTTAATATCATCGTATCCTACTATCTGTTCTTCAACACGATTAACAATCTCCCAAACTTTTCTTGGAACTCTTTTTGACTGATCTAATACAATTAAATTTTTTGTCTCCTCTTTTAATTCTATAGCCTTACTAACATCTGCATCTGCCCAAGTGTAAATAGCTTGATTAGGGTCCATTGCTACAT